GAAGGGTGGGCCGCCGAAGCCTCAGGCCAGCTGCGCTATGGGCGTGCGCGATCTTCGGCCGGTGACGGCGGCGCCCGCGTAGGCCGGTTCGGGCGTCAGCGACACCTCCACCAGGTGGCACCGCTCGCGGATGATCGCGCCGTCTCCAGCGCGCCGGTTGCGGCGCGCGAGATCCTGGAAGCCGACCGAGACGCCCCGCAGCATGCCCTCGTCCACCAGCGTCAGGGCCTGGTCGCCGAACACGCCCGGCAGCACCCGCACCGAGCCGTCCAGGCCGCCGTCGCCCTCCGCGAACTGGACGCCCCGGCCGATCCAGTCGGCCAGGCCCTGGCCGTGGTGGTAGCGGAACTGCACCCGATCGGGCGCCCGCACCGCGCGAGCGAACGCGCCCGGCGCGAACTGCTCCAGGTACGGCTCGGCGTCGGGTGCGTCGCGCACCTGGGCGCTCACGTTGTACGGCACCACCCGCAGATCCAGGATCCGGCCGACCGGGCCGCCGTCGGTCGCTGCCCGGACGTGCACGTCCTCCACCTGGAACACGCGGGTCAGGATCGGCTGGTCAGGCACTTGCCACCACCTCCAGGGGTGCGGCCGCCGGTGGCGGCGCGGGCAGGTCGGGCGGGGTCGGGCCGCTGGCGTTCGCGCCGGGCGGCTCGTCGATCAGCTCCAGCGCCTCGCCGTCGGCCAGCGGCGGCAGATCCAGCACCGCCGCGCGGCACTCGTCCACCGTCACCACGTTGGCCGCGAGCAGCGCCAGCCACACCTCGCTGGCGGTCTTCAGATCGGGCCGCAGCAGGATCGACGGATCGAACTCCACCCAGCTGCCGCGCGGCAGCCACGTGGACAGCGCGGCCTCCACCCGGCGCGCGGTCGGGTACAGCTCGGTGCGCCACCAGGTGTCGAACAGCATCTCGGGGTTGGAGTAGTTGAGGCCGCCCGCCTGCTCCATGTTCAGCATGAACGCGGGCACGCCGTAGGCGGCGGCGATCTGCTTGGCGTCCCACTCGCGGGTCTCCAGCAGCAGCAGGTCGCGGGGCGCGAAGCTGAACTGCTGGAACGTCACATCGGGCGGCAGCACCGCCGGGGCGCCGCCGCGCAGCCCGACCCGAGCTGTCCACTGCGCCTGCAGCGCGGCGGCCTGGTCGGCCTCCAGGCGGCGGCTGGACTGCAGCACCGCCCACGGCACGCCGCCCTGCTGATAGAAGTCGGTCGCGAACTTCTCGGCGAAGTAGGCGCCCTGGACGTTGGCCGAGTAGCCCTGCAGGGCCGAGGTGCCGCGCAGCTGCCCGTTCGGATCGCGCGAGATCTGCAGCACGTCCTCCGATCGCAGGTCGTACTGCTTCACCCGGTACGTGCGGCCCCGCCCGTCCGGGTCGGTGCCGACGGTCACCTGCTGCGGATCCAGCACGGTGTAGGCCCTCGGGAAGCCGGTCACGTAGCGGTCGGTCACCAGCAGGAACGCGTCGCCCCAGCCGTAGATCGACGCCATCGTGGCGAACGTCGCATCAGCGGCGCCGTTCGGGAACCACACCGGGTCAGGGTTGGCCACCCACAGCGGCACCGGCGAGTCGCCGCGGAACCGGATCGGCATGGCGGCCACCTGCTGGCAGACCAGCTGCAGGCAGCGCACGGCGGTGCCGACGCGCTCGGCGAGCTGCGGCGACGCCCACCCGGCGAACAGCCCGGCCAGCTCGGGATCGAACCCGGACGGCAGGCCGAGCACCGACGGCGGCGGCGGTGCGGATCGTCCCAGCAGCCGATCCAGCAGACCCACGGGGCCGACTCTAGCGCACGATCGTTAGGCTGCCTAACCGGCCGGCGTGGAAAGTCGCTTGCCATCCCCCAGGATCCATGGTAAGCTTGTTTCCATGAACACCGACACGAACACCACCACCGGCCGCAAGGCCCACGTCCGCGGCGCCGCCGCCGCCGTGATCGCCGCCGCCCGCGCCGAGCGCGGCCTGCACCAGGCCAAGGACGTGCCGACCAACTACCGGGTCGGCCGCGAGATCATCGGCACCGACGGCAGCATGAGCGGCTACGGCGTCGCCTACCCGCCCAAGTTCGCGGCCGCCCACATGCCCTTCGCGACCACCACCCGCCAGCTCAAGCGCGGCTTTGTGATCCTGACCGAGGCCGAGGCCGCCGAGATCGCGGTGGCGTACGTGGCCGAGGACGGCCGCGGGGTGCAGGCCGCCAACGAGCAGCTTGCCCACTCCCGCAAGGTGTACGGCGCGTACACCGAGCAGTACCCGGATCGCGCCGAGGACTACGCCGAGACGATCGCCTGGGCCGAGCGGCGCCACGCCGAGACGCTGGCCAAGCTGGCCAAGGCCCGCACCCGCTACGGTAAGCTGCTTGCCAAGGCCCAGCCCGCGACCGAGGAGGTCACCGTGCCCGAGCTGACCGAGGCCGAGGAGGAGACGCTGGCCGAGGTGCAGGCCGCCGCGCCCGAGCTGGCGCAGGTCGCCGAGACCGCGGCCCAGGCCGCCGCCGCCGACCGCGCCGAGCGGCAGGACGCGATCGGCGCCACGCTGGTGGCGGTCGCCGCCGCCAAGGTGACGGCCGATCGCGCCTGGCGCCAGGCGATCGTGGACGCGGCCGCCGCCGGGCTGTCGCACCGCGCGGTCGCGGTGCTCGCCGGGTGCACCCACCCGACGGTCGCCAAGGTGCTGGCCGAGGAGTCGGCCCGATGATCCGCGCGCTCGCCGTCGCCGCCGTCGCCAGCCTTGCGCTGGCGGCGGCGGCCCCGGCCGCCGACGCGGCCACCGCCCGGCAGGCCACCACCAAGATCGCCCGGTGCCTGCGCTACAAGACCCACGCCCGCACCACCACCAGCGACCACGGCCGCGAAGGGATGGCCCGCTGGCGCGGCGCCTGGGTGTTCCTGTCCTGGTCGTTCATCACGTACAACGGCCGCGTGGTCGGCACCATGACGATCTCGTCCGGCGTCCATGGCAAGCGGCGGGCAGCAGCGAACCGCTGCCTGCGGCCGTACAACGGCCGGGTGTAAGCTCGGGTCTCCCGGGCTGCTGTGCTCGCAGCCTTCACGCCATGGTCAACGGGTCGCCCTCGGGCGGCCCGTTGGTCGTCCTAGTGGGGCGGCGGCCGGAGCACGGTTCGCAGGCCAGCGTGGCGCCTCGATGATCGTCCGGCCGGAACGGGCGCCGTACCGTGTCTCGCCGCCCCGCCGCCAGCCTAGTAGATCGTCGGGGCGCCGCCCTGCTGCGCCTCGGCCATGGCCACCCACCAGGCCGCGCGAGCTGCCAGCGCCGCGTCGCCGAACCGGGCCGGGTCGTCCGGCCTGGCCAGCCGCAGCGACCCGTCCACGCCGAACCGGGCGCGCAGGTTGGCGACCTGCTCGGCCACCACCGGCGCGTGATCATGCGCCAGCTCGCCGCCCACGATCGCCCGGTAGAACTCGTTGGCCGAGGTGGTCTCCGAGTCGGCCGACCCGTCCCACGGCACCACCGGCGCGCCCTCGTCGCGCAGCTCGGCGAACAGCCGCGACCGGATCCGCCGGTTGTGCACGATCGCCCGCACGTCCCACCGCTCCAGCGCCCTGGCCAGCTGCTCGTGCAGGTCGCGGTCGGTCGCCACCTCCGCCCACCAGCCGTGGAAGATCGCGCCGTCCATCGTCGCCCCGGCGATCGCCGCCGACCTGCGGAACGTGCCCTCCACCGCCAGCACCACCTCGGCGCCGTCCGGCGGCGGCGGCTGCATCGCGCACGCCTGCCAGGCGCCCTCCGGCAGCCACGCTGCCGCCTCGTCCACCCACAGCCCGAGGTGGTACGTCCTGAACTCGCGATCGCTCAGGAGGCCCTGCTGGACGGCCAGCGCGGCCGGTGTCAGGAACCCGGCCCGCAGCGCCGGGTTAGCCTTGCGCCACGCCCGCCGGTCGTCCGATGCCGAGCCGGGATCGGCTGCCCACTCCAGGTAGCGGACACCGGCGGGCAGCTCGCCGTCCAGGTGCGCGCCGCGCAGCCGCTGCAGGATGTTCGCCTGGAAGCCAGGCGTGCCGATC